ATACTGAATTATCACCCACACGTAAAGAAGCAGATAGTATAGAGTGGTATACCAATCCAACTGATCCTCTCCATGAAGTTACCCTTTCAGAACAAGACACAGTTGAAGTGTGGGATTTATTAACTAAAAAGAACAAAGGGGAACGATACCAAAGAGTACATAAACCAGCTCGAGCAAAAGAAAAGAATGTTTTCAAGGAAGCTCGTGCTGCTTTGTTATATTTTAAATGGCATCAGAACCCAAGCAACGCTATTGATGAAATAGTCCACGAAGTTGTATACGGTCTTGGAGACCCTACTAAAACTACAACAGGTGTTTATAGAGCGGCTGAAGGAGAAAGTGCCGCCCAAAAACAATATCTCCGTGGAAAAGGTAAACCAACTGCAGAAAAAGCACTACGGTGGGTACGATATACATTTGATGCAAAAACCGTTAAGCAGATAGAAACGGCTATAAAAGAAGAAAGGCGTGCCTTCATTGCAACAAAAAGCGCAGAAGCCCGAAAAATTGATACTAATGTACTAACTCCAAGACAGAAATCATTCCAAAAGGGAGAAAGAGAATTTAAAAGGGGGTTAACATCAGACATCATAGCAGAAGCTATGGAGAACGAAAATATTTACGTAGACCCGCAAACTGGTGAACTCAAAGACGATCCTATATCAGAAGATACGGACGATTTAAAAGTATTTGAAAATCTACAGGCTGCTTTAGGAAACGAAGATTTTCTTGCAGCAGACGCCGTTGTTAATCTCGATACAAAAATTCATCCTGTTGTGGAACAGTTACTTGGTTCATCAGAAAAACCCGGTAATATTAAAGAAGCCCTGCGTTTACTAGCAGCTACAACATCCAGTCCCCGCCTAGCTCAAGCAGCTAGAAAATTAAGTGAGAAAATAGGGGACACTAAAGTGGTAACTGTTCTTGACCGAAAAAATGCGGCAGGGGAGCGTGTAGCTGGATCATTTGATCCCGAAACTAATACGATTTATTTAGACCGTAATATTGGTATGAACGCGCATACAATATTACATGAATCCACACATGCATTAACTTCTGCCACACTTGCTAACAAGTCATCACCATACACTAAACAATTGGAGAAACTCTTTAATGAAGTCAAAGATTCTTTAGATAGTGCGTATGGCGCAAGGTCTGTAGATGAATTTGTTGCGGAAGCCTTTGGAAATCAGGAGTTTCAACAAACTTTAGCAAGTATAGTCCCCAAACATACATACATAAAGAATGGTAGACCTGTAACTGCACTGGAGAGATTTTTCACCACTATACGGAATCTTGTACGACGCCTGTTCGGGTTAGAAACCAAATCCCCTGATTCGGTATTGGATCAGACCGATCAGTTTATAGAAGCTATACTATCTCCTGCGCCAGATTCACGTTTGGCCGGAGAGCTGTATATGGATTCTACAAGATCAAGAGCAGAGCAAGTGTTAGGGAGAATGGGTGATGTACAAAAATCATTCCCTGAACTTACTGAAAAATTTAGACAGAAATATGTCGATGACGCGGTTGATTTTTTCAGCGGAGCTTCGACTTCCCCCCTTGCCAAAAAAGCAGCAGTATTTTTTGCTCCCTTACAGGCATTGACAGATGTAGCAAGACATTATGGACTCCATACAGCCCAGAAGTTTCACAAAACTGTTCATGAGATGGTAGGTGAACAACACAAAGCAGAAGTAGCTGTAGATATTACTTTGAAGAAATTACAGGTTTGGTCAACAGCTAAAGATACCACTAAAGATATGATAAAAGCTTTTAATTACGTTGTGAATACAAGTACAACAGAACAGATAGATCCTTATGGAAAACAGCCGGAAGCTACACGTAAAGAGCCGTTGAACTATGATAGCAAGGGACGTAAAACCAATGCTGATAAAGCTGATATATGGAAAGATATGCAGAAGGATGTTGCTCTTATAGGAAAAGGAGGTAGAGCTAATTATTTTACGTTATTAAAATCATATGAAAGACAATTTGCAAGATTAAAGGAAATTATTTTTGGTAGGATTGATAATTTGCCAGAGCTTAATACTAAACAAAAACAAACACTTAAAGATACTGTTTATAAAAAATTATTTGAAAAAGGAAGAATATATCCATACTTCCCGTTAACGCGGAAAGGACATTTATGGTTAGAGTTTACAGCTATTGATGAAACCGGTAAGCCGGAACAAGTATTCATGGCGTTTGAATCGAGGAGAGCCAGAAATAGATTCATACGGGAACAAGAACATAACCCTGAAATAAAAGAAGGTAGTGATGGTATCAAGTTTAGGGAGTACCAAAAAATATTCAACGATAAGATAGGTTCAAAGGCACCTGCGACATCATTTGTCGGGGAAACACTAGGAATACTACGTGAAAACAACGTTGCTCCGGAAGTACAACAGGAATTTGCACGTTTATTCCTTGAGGCACTTCCTGAATCTTCTTTTGCTAAATCTCTTACTAAACGTGGTAATGAGGGGGCAGGTAAAGCAGGGTATATAGAAGACGCAGAGACCGCGTTTAAACAGAAAGCCTATAGTCTAGCCGCTCAAATAGAACGGATGAAATATAGTGCTCAATTGGATGAAGTACTGGATGAATTAAGAGCGCAATATGAAAAACTCCAACAAGATACAGCAGCAGATCAGGAAAGTGCAAAAATACTGTTTGATGAACTTCAGAAGCGTGCTGATTTTGTAAAAAAACCCCCTCACGACCGTATTGCTGCTAACCTTAATCGTATGGCTTTTATAGGGACCATCGGGTTCAACGTATCTTCTGCAATAGTAAACCTATCGCAAATCCCTCTTATGATGTACCCAATTTTAGGGGGTAAATATGGGTATAATGAATCTACTCGTGCTATAGGGGAAGCAATGAGGTTATTTGGGAATAGTGGTACCACTCGTAAATTATCTCCCGTGCTCCAAGATGAACTCGTAAAAACACGGGGATCGCCCTCTCTCGATAATTATTTTCAAGACAAAGTAACACAAATCAAAGACAAAGACGGCAAGATTATTAGAACAGAAGTTTCCCTAGAATTACGTCCTGAAAAAGCCAAAAAAATGACCAGTGATGAAATAGGGTATATGAATGAATTAATACCGTTGGTTGAAATGGCTTCTAGGGAGGGGCAGCTTAACCGTTCAATACATTATGATACCTTGGGTTTAGAACCATCAGGCAGAGACAAAAATATTTGGGATTATACAAGTGCTGGTTCAGCCTTTATGTTCCATCATGTAGAACGTTTTAATCGTCAAGTAGCTATGACATCCACGTATTTACTGGAAATACAAAGGATGAAGAAAAATCTGGCTAAAGGAGCTAAACTCAGCCCACAACAATATCAAGAAGCAGCGGCTCAATCTATAATCCAATCACAAGAAATGAATGGGGGTGCATTTTTAGCCACAGCTCCTCGGGCAGCTCAACAGGGTGTCGGGCGCGTTGCTTTAATGTACAAGGGCTTTGGTATACAGATGTATTATACCTTGTTCAAAACAATACGCGCTGCAACAATGGGCCTTACTCCGGAAATTAGAAACATTGCTAGAAAACAACTTGTTGGCATAGCGGGGTCATCCATATTCCTAGCGGGAGTACAAGGGTTGCCTTTTGTCGGAGCGTTCTTGGCAATGTGGGATTTACTCAAGGACGACGACGAAGAAGATGCTGAAACCATAGTACGTCAATATATGGGAGAAGGTTGGTGGAAGGGTTTTATAGAATCTTCCACAGGTTTTAATGCAGCGGATCGTTTCGGGTTAAGTAATCTTCTATTCAGAAATAATCCATATGCTCGTAATTTATCCGGCGTAGAAGTAGCCGTGCAAGCAATGGGGGGTCCTGCATGGAGCGTAGCTACACAATTTAAACGGGGTATGGAAGATATTATAGTTAACGGAGAAACCCAACGCGGGATAGAAAATATATTACCAGCAGCCATACGTAATATGGCAAAAACGAAACGTTACGTGCAGGAGGGGGGAGCCTATACAAGACGCAATGACCTTATAATGGGACCGTTTCATACTCACGAATTAGTTGGACAATTTATAGGTTTTGCTCCTAGCAGGTACACTCTTAAACAAGAAATGAATATGTCTTCTAAAAATATAGAACGCGGTGTAAATGAAAGACGTACTAAATTACTCCGAAAACTATATATAACACAAAGGATGGGTGACGGAGAAGGGTACAACGAGGCTATGAAAGATATACATGACTTTAATTCGGACCATTCTGTATGGGCTATAGATCATAAATCTTTCATGAAATCTATGAACCAACATATGAAGTCTTCGGCCTTAATGGTGGGAGGAATAACTTTAAACCCACGTTTACGCGCATTACTTTTAGATCACCAACAAGCGTATTGGGGGGGCCATTGGCTTAGTGACTAATAAAAAAAGCCCCTGTTTAAAACAGGGGCTAAGTTAGGAGAACGAGAGACAGGGAGGTGACTCTCTACTAAATAGTATCATACTGTTCTCCATATGCGAATACCTAATATTTTGTTCTCTATAACCACTTTTATTTCAGTTTTGTAACCTTTATCTGCCACTATTTTAATAGCTTGCTTCATTGCTTTCTCGGTATTTACACAGGGTATGAACACAGAAGCTCCTGCAACCATCTCATCCCACTTGACTATGATCCGTATCCCGTCGGGATTAAGATCACTTTTCTTCAATACCCCCTGCTTCATGTTCATCCTCAACAGAGCAATTAACAACGATAACGTCCGTGGGGGGTAACTGCATATGAGTCCCCTTGCTTAAACGTATTTTTGTTTTGGTCGCCCCTAGTTTTGTTTTCAAATCCTGAAGAAACGCGGCGTAGTTAATCTGTTGTTCACTGCACCACACCCTAAGAAATTTAGGTATAAGATAAGCTCTCTTGAGATCTGTTTCGTACCGTGCCACCAACTTACCGCGAGGGAGAGCATCTGGCACAACGAGAGCGTCCAATCCGTTATCGTTTTGTTTCCGTAAATCATCCGTGCTCTTTATCCATAACACGTTATTGTAATGTTCATGTATATAGTCATTAAGAATTTCCTCAACAGACGTACTCATATCCGACACGTAATTTTTATTATCTTTGAGCATCCTTATAGCCCATTTGAATAGCTTCCCTATGTCGTATTCAATAAGCCCTGCTTTCTTCGCTATAACCAATCCAACCATAGTATTAGTCACAAATGCAGACCAGAATCGGTTTTCCGATGTGAGTCCTGCTTCTGTATCTATTTTATTACCTGTTTCATCGAGTAACTTCCTAACGCCCTCTAGGTTGTTCATAATATATTGCACATAGATTTTCCCTGCGTGCCCGTAATGATTGCCTACAGCAACACTAAATTCATCTTGTTCTTCTTTTTCTCCGGACTCACTGAATAGACGATCCACTTTAACTTCAAGTATGCGTTGGGCTTCCGCTTTCGGCATTGATTTAGTTATACCTACACGTTCAATAATGCTTGTATTACCGGTAGTTACTGCAAGCAACCGCCATGCTTCTCCACGATATCTTTCCGCATTACCTCCGCTGACCATACGCCCCCTTTGCCGACCACCCGTTAACTGGTAGGCCAGATTACTTAATTCGTTAGAACGGCTATTGGTAAGTTCATCCATATACAACGGTAGGTTGTGGTATATCTCCCCCCTATGCATCTTGGTATTATATGTATCACGTTCATTTATTATAAGGTCTTCGGGACGGCCCCATACTGAAGCGGCGGCGGCAATCGCTGTTGTTTTACCTACTCCTGACTCCTTACTGTGTAAATGAAGTGTGGCACAATTTACGGGGGATAAAATCATAAGAGCAGAACCAAAGGCTGAACCGACGACAAATTGATGGAGTTCAAAATCATCACGGTTGTAGAAATTTATGGTTTCTTTGCAGCCTTCTAAAGTACCCTTTGGCTCGAAAGAGGGGAATAGTGAAGCTGTTTGTGCGGAGGGAGGATTAAACTCCACCTTGTCTTTAAGTATCTCCTGATTACCTAATATAAAAGAATCACAATTATCATTAACCCAACCGAACTGTTTATGTGCTTCATCTGCCATACTATTAGCCTGTAATTCGTTAACCCATTTTGTTGTGTATTGCCTAATGTCACCCATCTTATCTACTGCCACACCATATTTAGACATCTCCTTACGAAATTCTTCCTGTGAATTTACTGCAGAAAACGGCACTGTAAATTCCCGTACACCGTCAAGTGGAAGATGAAGTCGCATTACTAGCGACTCACCTAATTCAGCGTCCCATAAACGTCTGACTACATATAAGTCATTATGGTATATTTGTTTTTCACCAATTTCGCCGTCTTTCTGCGTTATCCGTATATAGATACCACCGTTAGCTCCCCTGAAATAAGGGGCTGGGTACATAGGTATATTATAAGTTGTTACAGGTTTATCAGGTAAGTCCATCGACGGAGCTTCGACAATATTATCTTCTTCCGTAGCTTCTTTTATCCGGCTACCGAGGCTTATAGGAGATTTTATCTTACCCCAATTAGGACATTCTCTACATACGTTAGGATTAAGTCCATCAAAACTATCACAGCCATACGGACCCTTTATGAGATCCATCTTTTTCATTGTATCTTGTGGAGTGTATTCAGAGTGGTTTTTAGATAGAAGATGAGCGGCTTTCTTACCATCATCGCAAAATTTAGCTATGGATAATCCAGCCCTCCATAAGGGTTCCGATATTTCTTCCTGATTCAACAATATATTTTTTAACTGTTCGCAACCATTCCCTGCGCTTGTTTTTATAAGTATATCTTTAAATATATTTTTTCTGTTGCCAAGCAACACATCCATTACAGCATTACTGCCAGCAGGAATATGTTTAGTAGCAACTGGTATCAATTCGCTATCAAAATATCCAGTAAATTTATCAAGGGGTATAGGTTCAGGAACGTCCATACCAAGAAAAATTACCTTGGAAGGGGGATCTGATTTATAATTATGAGTTTCCGGTATACGAAGCACACGTGCAGCATCTGCGGTTACAGCAGCATCTGCTAACAACTTATATTTTAAACAAGAACGTTTAAGGACCCGGGCTGTTCGCAACCATTCGTCTAGGTTAACAGGTTGTGACAAGAACCAATATACATGCACCCCGTTGCCCGAGTTGACAAGAAGAGGTTTAGGTAACGAAAGTTTTTCACAAAATCCTTTCAGAGCGACAATAGCTTCCGGCTGGTTTGGATAATCTTTATTAGGACCGCAATCTAAGTCTAGGAAAAATGTTCGGAGTTGTTCAACGTTATCTACCTTACGTGAACCTTCTTTTTTAAATGTAGCTAATGCAAAATAAGTATCAAACCCAGCTTTATCATACTCGTAAGCAAAATCTATTACAGCATCTATAGAACTATAAAATTTTTGTGCTGGTGGATGGCTATCTGATTTATAGAAAACACAGTAAAAGCCATTCTCCCCCAATGCTCTCCGTAGAAATTCTTTTGTATTCATTTTTACACCCAAGAGAGGACCGCGGCCATACAACGATACAGCCGCGGTTATATAAATAGAAACTAATCGTCCCAATCATCTACGATAGCATCTAACTCTGGGTCTTTAGCTTTTGGCGTAGCGTTCTTTTTGGCTACTTTTTTCGGCTCTTTGATTTCTCCGTTTTCTTCAGGTGAACTTACTATTGCAAACGGGTTGCCATCTGAAGCCTCAAAACCATCTGTTGTATCGAAGGGGGAACGTGACTCCATTGGAACATACTTCAAAACCTGTACCGCTCGCAACCTTAGAGACACACCATTACCCATACTCCCCCCTGCGTTATAGGGCACAAAAGATACGGCAACATTAACAGTGCTTCCTGTGGTCAAGAGAAACTCATCATCCAGCTTTGTGTTTTTTGAATCGAACTGAGCTGGTTTACGAGTAGCATCTTTACCGTAAGCTCCTTTCAGGCTGGCCTTAAAAGTAAAGGTACCTTCTTCTTCCTCAATAAAAGGACTTGCAAATTTCTCAGGCCAATTTTTTTCTGTTGCAGTCTTTTCCTTGTAAGCCTGAATCATAGCTTTACGTAAATCCTTGGCTTGTGTTTTGGACATACGAAAATTGATTCCATATTGTGCTCCTTCGTCAAAAGGATCACAGGGAACAGACCGTTTCTCTTTATTGTCATACCGATAGGTACCATTAAGGCGAGGCCATAAGGCTTCTACTTCGTTAATAAGATAGGTAGGGGCATATTCAGCCATAAGATTTCTCCTGTTTATTTAATTGAAACCCATCTGTGATTCCAAATGGGGACGTTTTCATACCCTCAAGTGGTGGCGTAAAATCCAAAGTGATAGCATCTACCGTATTCGGATGAGCTTTCATTTTTGAAACCACCTGTAACTCTTCCTCCCTGAGAGGGCGAATAGGTTTAAAGAAGAGTTTTGGTGTTTCGCTATTTGTGTCGAAATATATTTGAGTAACAACAGCAATAGCGGAAGTATTATGTTCCGTTAAAAAACGGGCGTAGGATTGCAGGGGCATATTTCCATCTCTTGTTTCCCCAAAAATAGAAGTAGCGGGTAATCTGAGTTGGTATATTATCTCCAGATGGTCCTCCATAGTAATGGCTAAACGCTGTGAAAACCTGCAAGCCCTACTGCTCCCGTAACCAGAACCTCTTATATTCTGTTTACAATCCAGACATCTGGTTGCCTGACGTTGTTCTTCTGGAACTTTTACTGAAGGAATTTGTGTATCCGATGACCAACAGGTAGGAACTGTTAATTTATCAGGGTCATAGTTATTTTCATAGTATGAACGCGATATAGGAGCCGCATCAATAACCACAATATTCTGAGAGCTTGAATTACTTATAGGTATTTCCTCACCCCGTGTGACTTCACTGAATTTCTTATCACGGATACCTAAACGTCTTATAGGTTCTAGCATCAGAGGTCTCGGTCCTCATCATTAATAGGTTTATCCAAAGACATAATACCTTCAGCAACTGGATCAATTTGTTTTGGTTTAGACAAAGCTTCAACTACATCTTTCACAGAAAATCTATAGGTGTTACCTACTTTAATGTAAGTATGTTCAGGGATATGATTTTTTCTGATCCAACCACGGATGGTGGAAATTGATACTGAAAAATGTTTTGATAAATCTTCAATAGGTACATACGGTCCACTCATTATTTTTTCCTAACTGATATGAGGTATTCGCTGTCCACATTTAAACCCTTCGGAACAGCTTCAGGGTTCTCCTCAAGAAATTGTTTTACATTACCTTGGTTAAGACGCTTTTCAAGAAACTCGGGAACATCATGCTCTTTTATAAAATCGTACATATGCTCCCAATCGCTTGTCCAATAACGTGTTCTAGTTGTCCTATAAAACAACCCTTCAGAAGTTCTCACACTTTCAACATTGTGTTTCTTACAATGATCCAGTAGAGCTTGCTTAATTTTATCTTGTTGGGATTTAAGTTCGTCGTCTTCTTCTTTAAACGCTGCGGATAATTCACTACGCTTATTTTTAATTTTTAAAAAAACCTTGGTTAATGTCTCCAATTGAACACCCATCCTCGTCTCTCCTGATCTTTTAAATCTTTATAGAGAACGCATATTAGTGACAGGATATGGGCTAGTCAAGTAATTTCTTGTATAAATCTACAATTTGTGTGTGAACGTCTATTTTACTGTCTAACAGACTGTAAACGTGTTTCTCTACAACTGACCCCTGTAACTGTATCACAGTACATTTATGCTTCTGTCCTGTTCGATGTACTCGTGCATTAGCTTGAGAGTATGTTTCAAGAGAACTTGTTGGCCCCCACCACACTACCGTATTGGCAGCGGTCAAGGTTACGCCATGAGCGGCGGCGGCAGGTTGAAGGATAAGAACCCGTGGATTATCTCGTTCTTGGAAGGCTTTAAATACTTCAGTACGCTTGCGAACAGGTACATTACCTTGGATTATTTCGTTGCTAATTCCATCCTTCCTGAGTTTATCAGCAAGAATACCTATAGTGTGTTTGAAGGTTACAAAGATAAGTACCTTCCGGCTGGATTCATCAATAACTTCCCGAAGCACCTTGTACCTGTGCTTTATATCAAACTCCAATGCGTTGCCTTTATCGGTATAGATCGCACCAGAACTTATTTGCAGGAGTTTATTCATGTTAACCGCGGCATTCACGGCGGTAATTTCCTCCCCCGCCGCTTGCATAACCATGCGATTACGTAATTCCTTATAATATTTCTTTTGTTGACGGGTAAGTTCTATCTCACGTTTGACGTAAATCATATCAGGGAGGTCTAGACAGTCGTCTTTTGTAAAACGTATTGCTGGCTGTAGTACATTGAAAACTGTTTTCGTGGCACTGTCTTTCGGTACCCATTTAAAATTGGATACTTTATACATAACCAGATCACGGAATGAACCAAAAAAACGGGGGACTGCCATAGGATTGACAAGTTTCGCCAGACCATAAGCATCCAAGGGGCTTTGCGCGGCAGGGGTTCCTGTCATCATCCAAAGCCAAGTATCAGGCTTCATTACAGAATTAAGAACTTTCCAGCGTTTTGTCTGGGCGTTTTTATAATGGGTAGCTTCATCCGCAATTATGAGATCGAAACCCCCTTTACTTATAGCATCTGCTACGATTTCTACCCCGTCATAGTTTATAATTACATATTCAGCGTCACCTTCGATAATTCTCCGTCTTTTATCAGGGGAGCCGTAGGCTACATCCACACTACGATGCATGGCAAATGTAAACAAGTCAGCACGCCATGCACTATCCATAATCGAGAGCGGGCAGATAACTAACACCCGCGCTATTCGCCCCTGTTGTATTAGAAAATCAGAAGCCCAGATTGCAGACGCAGTTTTACCTGTACCTTGTTCGTTAAAACAAAAAGCTTTCCTGTTCATCGTTAGGAAAGCCGCCGTGCTCCTTTGGTGGGTAAATGGTTTATACTGGCCGGGCCACTTATAACGTCCTTCTATAGGTGATGGCACGTTTATATTTAATTTTTTAAGTGTGTGGCTTTCATCAACTCCCCATTTTACGAGCACGTTATTATCTCCCACTATATGACTTTTAGGTATAACTGTCGTTACTTGCTGAGGATTTCGCAGTTTCAGCAACACAGCCTTGTTCTTAATGATCTGCAAGTTATGTTCTCCTGATTACCTTGCGCTATGTTTTTTTCGTCTTCCTCTTACCATTGTTTGCACGGTTTTTACTGGGACTCATTAGTCTATACCCGTCTGCATTAGTGCCACCACTACGGAGTGGTTTATTGTGGCTTATATCTTTACCTTTTCGGTTGACACCTTTTTTATCCAACGCCCGTCTAGCTTTTTGACGTTCCATACGCGCCCCGTGTTCGCCACGTTGTTTTTGTAATTGGTATTCACGTTTATAAGGTCGAGGGGATTTAGTATAAACCATTAGTTTCTCCCATTATGGGCACATTCGGTAACAGCACAATGTCGTCTACATAACCCGCTGGGTCGTGGATTCCATACATTATTTTCAAAAGCCTGTTCCATATTAGAATAATCAGACAACCATTTATTCCAAAGTATTTTTTCTGTATCCCGCATATATACATCTTTTATTAAATCTTTGGACACCACAAACAATAATCCAGCCCGTACCTTTTCAATCTGTGGAAAATGCTTAAAAATAGTAAGGGCCATTAGCTCTAACTGACCTTTATCAGCGTACCGAGCAGACTTCCCAGTTTTATAATCCACTACCCACGCAGAATTTTCATCCAATATAATTAGGTCTGCTATACCTCGGAACCAAACATCTCCATCATCAAACCCGCAGGGGTCTAGGTTCTTCGTAAGCCCAAACTTGTACTCACATAATTTATGCCCCTGCTTTGATTTTAAACTGTCCAGCGCGGCAACAGCATAATCAAATCGGGCTGGCATTGATTTACCATCTTTTATATAAGCCTCTGCGGCCTCATGAAACGCGGTACCGTATAACATAGCTTCAGTTTCAGATTCAGCATAATCCTTGGCAATCCTCATGTGATAGAATTGCTTTGGGCATTGTTCAAATGCCTTTATTTTACTGAAAGACCAAGGATCAATGCTCATTTTTTTACAAGGCTTAAATGGCTAGGGGATTCTGACTTATCATCCCAAGTAACTTGAACTGTAAATCCGCCCATATTGTTCTTGGTAGTTTTACTTGTAAACCCATCTCTATGGCTACATCTCCAACACAAGGTCTTAAACCTAGCAACTCCTGTATCTACCTCAATAGTTTCAGTAAACTCTGCAAAACCCCCACATTTTCTGCAGTCGGCAAACGTATCAAGAACTTGTCGTAACGTAGCCTCGGACGTAGATTGCGTGAAAAAGTTTTCAGTTATACCTCCTAAAGTCGCACGGTGTGCAACATGTTCCTCACCTAAATCTAGTTTTTTTGTCATTCACAATCTCCATAAGATTTGCCTACGCCCGATTCACAATCTATCGGGAGTCCGTCGGCCCAATCAGGCACCTCGCGCATACAAGTTTCGATGTAGTTTTGCGCTTCTTCTACTTCCTCGTCGGCTACACAGCACACAACCGAGTCATGCACCGTCAGCACAACCTGATATTTCTTTGATATTTTTAACATTTGGTCCCCGATTATGCAACGCGCAAGAGCTTGGCATACATTCTCTATAACTTTACCGCCGTATATACGAGTGCGACCACGCCGTGTTTGATAAGATAATTCCAACCCAGTTCCAAAATTAGCTTGACCCGCATAGCCTTTCTCATTTTGCAGATCGGCGTATCTCAACAACAAACCAGACGGGAGCTGCAGTGCACTATGTTCTACATCTACTGTTAACAAGTTGCCACGTCCGAACGAAAGGGCGTCCCCTCGTGATAGATATACCAACATATTCTGAGCGGCCCTCCATAAATTATATATGTCGTAATTGGCCTCTCTATATATCTTTATAACTCTCTGTGCTTCCCACTTGTCTATTTTGGTCCCGAAGTTCTTTAGCTGTTCCCGAAACCGAACCGCGCCCATGCCATAACCAGCCCCAAGGATAGTGGTCTTGCCTACAAACCTCTGTGCGGCTGACACATCTTCCTCCCCTATCCCGTAAATACGAGAGGCCATTTTCTTATAAACATCTTCACCGTTGGCAAATGCGCTTACCAAGTCCTCTTGCTCGGCAAGCCACGCCAGAATACGTGCCTCTATCTGGGCGGAATCGGCGTCGATCAGGGAATGTCCTTCGGGGGCTAGTATGCTCCGCTTTAACTTCTTACCTTGTGTGCCTCTACTTGGAAGATTCTGTAGATTAATCTTATCGTCACCACCCCACCTACCTGTATGCGCGGCGTAGTATTTAACAGGTACCGGCAGCAGCCCACGTTTAGCAATATCTATAAACCTCTGTGTACGTGTTTCTTCTAACGTACTTTTGTTCCCAAGACGGGCCGCGATTAAAGTTTGTACCCTTGGGTCTTCATGATCCATGAGAGCTATAAATTCCTCATCAGATTTAGCGAAAGCAAATGTTTCCTTACCTGTCGTTTGGCTTATTTTTATTGGAGGTGTAACCCCAGACTTCCTCAAAAGCCCCGCAAATTTAAGGTTGCTCATTAAAACTTCCCTATCAACCCCCGCTGCCCCCAATAACTTGTTCTTGTGGTCACGTGTTTCCACAAGATGTTGTTCCAATAGCTCCAGATCTAAACCCAACGTAGGATTTATAAACATGCGTAAACTAAGGTCTATAAGTTTTAATTCTTTTATGGGAAAATCTTTACCAAGAACTTTAAACAGAGCATAAGTCAAATCCACATCATTTATACAGTAGTCACCGTATCGTGAGAGTTCTCTTGGTGAGAAATCCGCTCGGTGCTTCCCGAGTGCGTTGATGACTTCGGTGCCTTTAACGCCGAGAGAATACCTTTCAACCAACGCTTTGAGACTTCCACTAACTTCCACCCCATCCACAGCACGGGCGATACACAAAGTATCGGCATAAGCCCGAGGATGAATATCAAACAACCAACTAGCAATAGCCCCATCAAACATAGTGTTATGAGCAAGAAACATAGTCTCGTCCCAATCGAATGTTTGTAGGAATTTCTTAATCTGTTCTTTCGATCCACTAGCCCACTCCGTTCTCTCGCTGTTTATCTTAGTTCCTACCCCAATAACTTCAAAACGGGGGTCACGGATATACTCCTCCGTTGTCATTTTCGATAATGAAAACTCTTTATCGTAATAAGTTTCAAAATCTACAGTTATTAAATCCATGTTCAGCCACCCCTATTCAATGCTTCCTCCTCGACGTCCAATCTTTTGGAAACAAGTTCAGCACCGCAAGCCAGATAACCACATCCATCAACCCAGTTATCCCAATTTGGTTCATTGTTTTTCAACCGAGCGATCTTCAATAATGTCATCATAACGGCTACATCCACCGCTGAAACATGAGTACCCAGATGTTCGGACCAATATTTAGCAATAGTGCCAAAATTATCTTCCATATCTCCATGCTCGTCTGCCCTGTCTCTAACAATATATTTTTCCGCTGTACGTAACACGTTTGCACGTACATCAGGGCGTTTCGGGCCTAGTGGTTCATTAAAAGGAAGTTCAAGTTGTTCTGCCAATTTACTTCTCCTTATATGTTAAATTATATTTTCAATGGTTTAATCAATCAGTGGGGATGTGTGTACGCGCCACATGATGTTTGCTACCACAGTGAAGCAAGTAGCACATCTAACCCTTCCATCATCTACCAAATGCCCAGATGTGTGACCACAATCAAATATCATTACTTCTATTTCTTCTGGAGGCGTAGACTTTGTATTCCGAGGAAACTCTATAATATTATCAATTTTTTTCACGCTATCCTCTTTTAATTCTTATTCCAAAAATGCCCCCCATTTAGGGGGGACTAACGTAGCGTGCTTACCCGACAACAGCATTAAGGGAAAGGATAATAACGGGGCAAGCTCTCTCGTTGCAGGAAGCCGCCCCTCTAAAACCAAAACCTGTTGTTGCGGGAGGATAATTTTCGGCCTCTCTCCCACTTAGCCGCCCATGCACAATCAGACATGGGTTACTCGTTGTAAGAAGTTTCATCTTCATCTCTTTGTTTGATGAATTTACGATAAGCCTTTTTCTTGTATTTCTGCCTTTGCTCACTACGTTCAGCCCCGCTCCTAAAATTAGGATTGAAGTCAGGAATGTCAGACCAATCAATTTCGTCATCAAGAATCCAATCATTAAAAACTTGCAGGGGGGGCCATAAATCACATTTATATATACCTTTTTTTGCCCTGCTTAATGACCTTCCTTGAATTTCGTTTGCTCTCAAAGCATCATTCAAACGGCTATATGCTTCCGCAGTGTTACCTGCCATTTCCAGTTGGCTTGCTTCTTTGAGTAATAAATCCTCAAGGCAATAATTATGTTTTAATACCGAGACCATTCAACTTATCCGAAACTCCAGAAACATTTTCCTCATTGACTACCCAGCTCAGGCCGTTTGCGTTTTGAATATCTGTTAAGTTCTTTTGCTGTAGCGGTGTGGGTTTATTCTTACCTGCTTTACATTCAATCCCAAAGAAGTATCCATTGTAGCATCCGACTATATCCGGTACACCGCTTCTTCCGTACCCTCCGGTCATGGGAAAAAAATAATATGCTCCCAACTCTTTGAGTTGTTTTGTTACCGCTTTCTTAACTTTGCCTTCAGGGGTCATTCTTGTTTCCAAAAAAACTGGTTTCAAAAAGGGAGAGGCCGAAACCCCTCCCTAAAAGGGGGTTATGCGCCCCCGCTACTCATCCCCGCTATCTTCATTTTTCTTGCGAAGTCCCCATAAATGTACGGGGCGTTTAAGCTCCTTATTATACTCGTCATCAACTAAAACAGATTCGATTTTTCCAGCATTTTTAAGCCGTCCTAACGAGTGATAAACTCGCTTATATTCTACTTTATTGTATGGTAATTTTGGCCCCAACATTTCTTTCATCAAATCTGTTGTCGTTATTGGGTCTTCTAAATTATTTAAAATTTTTGTATTTAAAATATCTTGGTCTAAAAACGAACCATTAAGCCCCTCAGAAGTACCGTTGGACACTTTGTCTGTGCCCATTTTTACTACAAGTTCAGTCTTCGTTAACGCTTGAAATGTTTTGTTGTCAATAACAACAATGTCACCTTCATCTTTAACAAATAAATAGTCACCCTTTTTTGCGCGGATTGCGTTTGTTACAGGTACAACAGTCGCGCTCGTATTTAGGTTAATTTTATGCATATAAGTTCTCCTAGAACATTAAAGTTTTGTTAAAATTTTGTTAGGGATGTCCCTAACAATCCCAAAAAAACTGGTTTCAAAAAGGGAGAGGCCGAAACCCCTCCCTAATTTGTTAGGGACGTCCCTAACATTATTGTGGTTGCACAACCCAAAAAGAATTTTTGTCAATAGACTTACCAAAATCTCCATAATATATATTGGGTTGCACAACTAACAGCACCGCTAACCTTTCCTGCATCCATTGCGGCAATTCTTCTATGCTACTGTAGACACCTCCCACATCAGTGTCAAGCCTATTCATACCAATACATGACACATGAATACAATTTGTATCTGGGTTTAGGTAAACGTGATATACGTTATCGTTAAACATCTTCCTGTACGACATAAAAACAAGTCTCCGTTGCACGATAACCTACGTTATCAAAATACTGCCCATTCTTACCCATACTCAACACCGATAATTTTCCCATTAGAGCTTCGGGGATATTTTCTGAATTATATCTCTCCCCCTCTACCCATTTTGTTTTCCATTCGGATATATCGTCTGTTAAAGCTGTGCAATATAAGTCGTTACCATGAAAATCTTTCTCCACACTCACTAACAGCATACGTTTTGTACGCCCTTCAAGACGCTCTTTATGCTCCCTGTGAGCATCCAGAAACTCGGTAACTTTTTGACCAAACTCAGGGTCAATAAAATTGTAATCCGAATTTTCTACAGACAACAATTCCCTCAGAAGTGGATCATTCCCTCCATCATCAACAGTAACATTGCGCCGTGCGTTACTCAGCTTTTTTCGCATGGCTTCATCGGTGTTACTCCACCCTCTACGACATTCATTACTTTCTTTAGAAGCAACTTCTACTGCACTATAATCACGCAAGTATTTTCGAACATTACGTAATGCAACTTTTAAGTTTACACTACTGACTGAATGGTGTTTCCAATTATAAGAAGCATATTTCTCATTAGATATCCTTTTTGAATACACTATATATTGCGGCTTATTATTTTTTCCGTTTTTCTGGTCGTATGGTCTTATGTGCAGAGATACCCACCCCATACAAAGAGGTTTATACGCATGGTAAACCCAAAAACTGTGGGGTTGCTGGTAGACGTTACTCCCCAATGGACTTGCATGTACATCCTGTCGAAGTCGCGTTTGCGAGTTTTCCCCCCTCTGCGAAAAACTACACTTAGGAAAAATTTTTCGGATTTCATTTATAAACTTTTTAAGGGGCAACGGGGTTCCCCACTCGGAAAGTTCACTATCAGTCACAGCAGTACAGTCTGCCGTCCATTGCTCATGAGTTCTAGACATACTATTTACCCCTTGTTATATAGTTAAAATCAAAAATTCTGTTCGCCCATTTATTAAACGCGGCTTTAAAAGAACGGACATCTTCTTCTGTATTGAGTTGTTTTATATCATTTAGCATCAAAAACATTGAAGCGAGATGTATACGTAGTGGATGATTATAATCCGTTAGAACACTTAGCGCAAGTTTTGGACCCATATGTAAACTGCCTCGGCTATAAACCGAATTATAATCAACATCATTTTCCAGAAATTCTTTATGCTCGGAAACGTATTCATTTACTTCCGTCTGCATGTAAGACAAGGTAGGAAACGAAAACTCATCTCTCTCAATCTTCAGCAGTGGGCCTGTCGCACATAGCCAAGTAAAGAAAGACGCTATATCTTCTTTAAGTGCTTTTTTTGCTTCCTTGTTCACACGTATTTTCGGGGTGTTATGTTCCTCGCTACATAATTGCCAGAGACCCTTGTTCTCGCGCTTGAATGTCAAAAAATAATCCTTGTGGCTTCCAGCATAATTTTGGGTGGGTTTTGTAAATTCGGGACGCGGTAGGTAATAACGGTTCACACGCATCCTACTAGCACCCAGACTTGGATCATATACATTGACGAAATGCTTCCCTATTTGTGTCCAGTTATCAAACTCAAGACCAAGGGGGAGCCAGAAACGAAGAAAATTATATCTAGATGTATCATACCCTTCAGACACAGCCCCACGCACAGTAACAAATTCTGTCGAAGTCGCGTTTGCGAGTTGTCGCTCCCATACAATCGGGGGTCTCCTTAATGCCCTTCTGTGCCAATCAGACCCCCAACTGCTAGGGTTTCGTGGTAACACGTCATGCAACACATATTTATCTGGCGAGCCTTTCTCCACACGTTCCCATTTTCGGCTTCTCCTACCGATAGGTCTTACATCTTCTTCGCGGGAATGAACGCCGCTCACAAGAACACGTGTTTCGTCGTAACGCTTTTTTACATCTTCAAATGTATTTAAATCACCCATTAGTTTATATCCTTTTCGGTTAAATTTCTTTCTAGCGTATACCCGATCTAATCTGACACAGGCACATGAGTTATTTTTTCGATGGTTAAAGTCCATTTTTTTATCTTCAAATTTTGTTAGGGACGTCCCTAACCATTTCTAACCTTATTGAAAGCATCTTTCACCTTTTGGACTTCCTGTTCTGAACACCCCTCCTGCCGCATACGGTCAAGGGTGGTTTCTAATACTTCCTCAAATAATCTTAATGCTTCTTTGTATTCCATTATCTTTCTCCTGTTTTATAAAACACGTGATCACCAATTCTGACGGTCACTTTCATTGTATGCCTCCACACTGGGGACACTTGGGTTGAATGGTAGAATGTAGCTCCCTCGGAAACATCGAGGGGGTAGAAACTGGTATCGGTTACAGCGGAGGCGATACGCAACGCCATCTCCCACGCATCCTTGTTCACGGGACGTTCGGGTTTACCATCACACCAGAATGAGAACTGACACATATTACGTCGAGGGTGGCCGGATGGGTACACCGGCCCCTCCATAACAACTTTACACACGGTATCTGGATGGCGACGGGACTGGACACGGTTAATCACCACTTGAGCCACCGCCAATTGCCCTGCTGTCGGTTGGTTACGAGCCTCGAAATAAACAGCCATAGCCAAACAAGTTATTGCACTTAGCATTACAACTCCCTCGAACTGACATGTATACAGGTACCAACGGTGGGTTTGGCTCCCTTGTTATCAACAACAACCCACAAGACAGGACAATCCCATTCCCCCCATGAACCGCCGAGATACCCATCAGTTATAACAATTGCGGCCTGTGCCTTGATGTTGTTATCGGTCATATGTTTGGGGACGCACTCGACATCGGTGCCGCCGCCGCCCTTTGGCTTGGTAGACTTTACAAATTGATCCAGTTGGTGTTGTTCGTATTTCTCATCTGAACATACCACTGTGTCCCAATACAACATACGCACCCAATTAGGATGAACGGTATCGAACATTTGTTTAGCCTCGGTGAGAATGACAGCCTGTTCACGTTGCCCGATGGAACCAGACATGTCGCCAGCAACGACAACACCCTCGACGCTTTCGGATATACCACTCGGCATAAATATATCGGCTGATAGGAAACGCCTGTTAGGTCGTCTGTAGGTGGAGTAGTCGTTGCCTGAACAAGTCATCGTAATAAATTCCCGCATGACTTCCCGCCAATCCACTTGCGGTTTAAGCAAATCTTTTAATTCACGATCTGCCCCTGTACCTAACTTGCCAGCGATCAACGCACCCTGCCGTATGGCTTCGTCGATATCCCGTCCAAGTTCCCGCTTCTCCTCTTCGGAAAGTTCCTTTGCGCTTTCCCAATCATGCTCATCGAAACCTTGTGGTAACGACTTTCCATTTGAACCATTACCTGTCCCGGAATTGTCGGGATGATTATTGGAAGGAGTATCCTGCTTTAAGATGTCAAACACCTGTGCGCTATCCATCCCGCGAAACTGCTCATCCAAAAGACCTTCTTTTGGCATCACCGCAAAACCATCCTTGTTATCATCGGTTATCTTTAGGTTAATGACGTAATCACAGGCCATGTTTGCAAGTTGCGGGTCTTCTTCGTACAGATGCCTCCACGTGGTAAGATGTTTGTAGAGTTTGTGGTAGCACTCATGAAGTGTAAGGAATCGTAATTCTGGGTCAGAAAGTTTATCGACAAATTCCCTACCGTACATCTCATCACGTCCATTCGTACACGCGGTAGGTATGTCGTCACGTACACTCCGGTCTCCAATCATAAGTATGCCAGCCAAAGCCACATACTTTTCGTTACTCATAATAGACACAACAGCTTTCGATAATCGCTGTTCAGTGGTGAGTGATTTACCTAATGTTAACATTTGCTTTTATCCTTCCAGTTAAGGGGTGGAGCGATACCCCACCCTGATTTTGTTAGGGACATCCCTAACTATTTCTTATCCCCCGCAAACATATAGTTGTTTGCCATAGCCCAATCGGTGAATTTCTTATTGGTCATCACCATAGACTGCTTGGAGTATTTGGGAGCGCGAACACCGTTGGCGAACATACCCTGCGCTTCCTTGTCGAGGCGCACCATGTATTCCATCCACGGGTTAACCCACTCCTTGTCTAAACTTGCTAACGTGCGATACACAACCATACACACCGCGCTGGCACTGTCTGGCACCTTAGCGTTTTTCGGGTCTTTCTTGATACTTTCGAGTGACGGTAGCTGATCGGCTAACTTGACAAACGCCATCAAGTCCATCGCCCCGCGTTCCCCGATGGTTCCCATGAGCAGACCTGTCAGCGTTTGATCGTCAAAGTGTTCCCGCTGTTTGAGCCAATCACTTGCCGCTTCTGCGGAACGTGGTGTGAAGAACGCTGTCCTTTGTGCTTGTGGGTGGTAGATATAAGGGTTTTCGTCTGGGTCTTTGATATCCTCAAACGAGGCGAACAACTGTGGATTATCCTTGCACCACCCCAATAATGTATGGTCGATTTCATTGCTTATTCCCCATTCTATCCATTCAAGGTTGGTTGATTTCCGCATCTGCACAACGGCCATACGGTTACGGGCATGTGGTGGTAACAAGTCACCTACACCTTCGGAACCAAGGTTGGTCGTCGCAAAAATTATAGTGTCTGGGTGCAGTTTACTTGTGCCTATCTTTCTCTCCTGCATCAGTCCGGTGAGCGCAAGTTTTACGGAGGGGTTGGCTTTGCCATATTCATCAACCATGATAATAAGCGGCTTGCCTAAATGTACGCCAAGTTCCTCGTTGGTAGCGAAACGAACATAATCTTTACCATCCAAGTCTTTCAGCTTGGGTAACTGGATATCACCCAAATCTTTCGTCGTGCAGTCAAAGTAGCAGGGTACGTGGTTCGGTAAATCTTCTGCTAACATCTTTAGGATAGAAGACTTACCCGTGCCCATGTGCCCCTGCACCAAAATGGTGCGCTTGTTACCACCTGTACGTATGGCGGTGGCGATCTGGTCGATGTTTAGTGCGTACATCCGTATAGCTGAATTACTCATAAGATTTTTTCCTTTTATGTTTTTTGTTAGGGACCATCCCTAACAAATTATTTCCAGTAACCGTAAGTTACTTCGTAAGGGATAAACAGACATTCGCCTGTTATCCAAGTTCCATTCGGGTAGTAGGTTTTCTCACCGCAACCGATGAGCCATTCCATAACAATAATAGTGATGAGGAGTATTATTCCCCCCATCACAACCATTCCCAATAGACGCCCACCCATTTTATATATCCAAACTCGGTAAGGATTTAATAACATCGTCCATTGCTTTTTTCGTTACGCCGCGCAGATAGTCGTCCTCACGCAGTGCGTCGGGAGTAACGCTGTACATGGCTTCCTCCAATTTAAGTCTTGCCGCCGACATCTGGCTGTCTCCCGTCACATTACACGTATCGAGTAAACCGATTATATCCACGACATTACTAACGATACTGTCCCGAAAGATTTTCTTGTTATCACTGTTCGTATAGTCGAGCCGTTCTGACATCTTGTTCAATGCGCTGTACAACCGCGACCATATATCATCCATCGCGTTTTTTATCTGGCGTGAATAATATTCTCCATAACCCCTAACGATTTCGGCTTTAGCCTCATTCCCGATGTCAATACGAAAATCTCCAGTTTCGGGGATCGGTATGTAAGTGAGATTGAAAGAGAATTTTCCCTTGAGGGTATCTACGGTTGGGTATTCGTCACGGTAGAACAAGTTACCCAGCTTTGCCTCGGCCTTGCTGATTTCCCAATTGTAGGAGTTTAAAAAAGCCTCGACGGTTTTATACCATTCGTTCTCCATCTCGGTCATCTGCTTGTGGTAGTTGAAATATTGTTTCGTGGGCAGGAGGCGCATCCCTATATCGCTCCACGGCATTGTCATAGCGTAGTGCATGTTGCGGATGTTACCCGTCATTTTGTGTACCGCATCAAGTTCGGGACAATCTCCGAGAAGTTTCTTGTGGACGTTTGCGACACCGGAAGCGGCGTTGTTGTTTGCTGTAACTTCTTTTGATGCCTTGCGGTCCTTTTTGCGGCCCCCCCACTGACTGATGGATAATTCCGAGAGACAGGCTGATGACGCGATAGAGGGTGCGGCTGTTTCGGGTTCAAATTTTGTTAGGGACTTCCCTAACATTTCTTCGTTCAATTGCGTATTCATTTCTTTCTCCTTTTGTTTTAGGTTGTGGTTTGTACGCGGTGCTGAAGAATTTTCGTAGGACATTTATTTCTCCTCTAAACAATTTATATTATACACAAGTATAGCATATATATCAGTTAATGTCAAGTTTTGTGAAAACGTGTTGTATTATACGTATACATGTTAAAACGTATAATGTTCTGTAATGTTCTGTAATGTTCTGTAGTCGGGGTCTGTAACCCATTGAAAAATATAGAATGTTCTAATGTTCTTTTTTTTCCGATTTTGGAGAGTGATATTTGGGTGAAGTTTTGTTAGGGACGTCCCTAACACTCCGCGTCCAAGGGGGTCGAAAATATCGCTTTATAATTTTTTAAAAAAAGAACATTACATACTATATAATAAATACATATAAATTGATAAGTTTTGATAAGCACTTCTCCACAGAATTGCATACAAGCTGACACGAATTGCTACAAAAACATAATGTTCTCTCGTTACAGAACATTACGGAACATTACCCCCCAAAACCGGAACATTCCTTATTTATCAATAACTTAACACAGAACATTGGCTCACCGCTCATGGAGAAACTGGTTTCAAAAATTGTTAGGGACATCCCTAACAAAATATCAGGAAGCTGTTTGTATCATCACTACAGGTACATAGAACATTGCTATGGGTACACAGTGCACCGGTAATACTGCTGTAGGGTATACACTATAACTTGTTATGACATGAAGTTTATGGTCGCCACATTTCAGGTACTTAATGGCTCACCGCTCATGGAGAAACTGGTTTCAAAAATTGTTAGGGATGTCCCTAACAAAAATTAGGCAAAAAAAAGCCACCCCCGAAGGGGTGGCCAGTTGGGGGTAACAAGTTATTTTTTGTCGATTGTTTTGGCAATCTCTTTTAGGTCTTCGATAATTGGGGTAGCCTCAAAGTGTGGGTCTTCCCAGTTTTGGATTTTAGTGATAGCAACATTCAAACTTGCTAAAACTTGTTCCGCTGCAGTTTTTCTGGGTGCCACATAACCCTCCGCTGCCTCAGCCTCTTTTTTCTCAGCCTTGAGCAGAATTTTTCGGCTGTCGCTGATCTTCGCGCCGATAGCCTTTTGGGCATTGCTTCGGACAAGTTTGTCATTCTCCGACAGTCCCTTGTTACTTTCTAGGGCAACAAGTTTCTGCTCCCGTACTTTTAGTTGCTGGGTTGCCATTGTTCGGAGATATGCCCAAAGTTCTGGAGTGCAAGTTGAACCATTAGGGTTCTTAGTATGTGGACTGAGAAACGTATTTGCCGTCCACCCTTCTTTTTTAGCCAATTTTCCCCACAACCCGCGTTCCTTTTTTACACCGGCCTCTTTGTTCCACAATTTAAGGGTGGCTGTTTCCATTTGCTCGGAAACGGGAGCATTTCTTGTAGATGTGTTCATAACACTTCCTTTGGTTTTTGTTAGGGACAATCCCTAACAAGTTTACATCAACCCTCACGCTTTGTTTTGCGCCGTGTTGATGATGTACATTATACACATATTCCTTGTAATTAAAAGGGATAGTATGACAAGTTATGATAAGTTTAAATAAAGTTTGGTATATTTTGTTAGGGACAATCCCTAACAACGGCGCACCGCATCAAATAAAACTGGTTTCATAAACTATTGTGTGAGGGAGGGAAACCAAAGTCGAGATCGAATGGCGCACCGCGTTCGGGAGAACTGGTATCAAACATAAAAAAAGGAGGGACCGAAGTCCCTCCCCTGTAGTTTAACTACCCTTATTTTCTTTTATGTGCTTGTTAAGCTCTCTAGCTTCCCTAAACAGAAAGGGTTTGTACTTAGCCACCCCGCCTTGGAACACTACATGGAGATGCATGAACTCATTTTCTTGTTCATCGTGGATGAACATGCTGTAGGCACATTTTGAAGGATGCACGGAGTATTTATTCCACGGTTTTGTATCTTTAACTATATGCACTTTAAATCTGTCTTCCATGTCTTACCTTTCTGGTTGTGGGGGGGCCGAAGCCCCCCGGTTAATTACTTTCCAAGTATGGCACCGAGACCATGTTTACTGTTAAGACGATTACGTTCTGCCTCGGCTTCTTCTCTGGTCTCGAATTGAGCGGTAGCGTAGTGGTCACCATCTTTTACGACGTAAAAAATATCGTAGAAGTGATTGATTTTGTAGGGTGCTAATGTTTCTACCATTGTCTGCCTCTTATACTACGTAAGCCGCAAGTTAAACTGAATTGCCCAAGGATAAGAGCTAATAAAAGAACTAGATCTTTTGGGTTTCTCACATGCTCTAGGATATTCATCAGAACTAATGTTAACATTGCAGTTCCGAATATTATTGCGACTATTGTTAGACATTTATCCATTGTCTTTCCTTCCTTTAAAAAATGGGGGGGCCGAAGCCCCCCCGTAGTTGATAACCTAGCGCTTCGATACCTCATCTTTTGCCTTTTTCAGCAAATTGATTGTTTCTTCGCAATCAAACAAGGTATTTTCTGCCGCCTGTAGATATTCAATCAGCTCGACCAACGTGGTCTCGGTCCTTTCTTCTACAGATTTTGGAACCCGAGGTTTTTTCTTAACACCATTTTTGATGTCTTCTCGACGTTGGAGTTGCTTTTTGAAATCGCTTACGCGTGCTCCGATAGCTTGTTGAATGCCCCGCTTCTCGATCTTTTTCGTGTCATCCAACTCCTTGGTGTTCTTTTCCAAGAGCTTCTGTTGGGACGCTGTGAAACCCGCGACAACTGCGAGTTTTAATGCCGCATAGCGCTGTTTATGTTCAGCGCTTGTTTGTTCACCCTTCTTTGGAGCGGTACAAAACATGGCGGTATACCCAGCTTTTAGCAAGGCATCTACAGCTAAACCGTAAGTTTTTATACCTAAATAATGCTTACGGACAGCTTTTACAACGCTCCCACGCGTTGTCGTTGGCAATTCATAGGACATTGTCCTAATCCTTTCTGGCGCTTCTGAACGACGCCAGAAGCGCCGGTTATTATCGAACGTTAAATCAAACAACATCATGTTGTGCCGTTCGATGGTGTACATTATACACATATTGTTTGATATTAGTAGGGATAGATTGACATGTTTTGGTACTAATAGATATTAACTGCTAAGATTTAATAGTATATATAGCTCGGGTACCGGTAAATTTATATTGATTGACCCCACCCCTACCCCATGACCCCGTAGAATAAATGAGCCTCGTGGCGCTCCTATATAATACTAATAGCCCCGAATATTTTTCATATTTCTGGTTTTAGATCTTCTTTATTGATCCGGGGTACCACGTGTACTTTATGGGTGTCCATGTTTACATAGGCTATGCGAACTCCAAACAGTTTTTGTTCTTCTGTCAGTACACGGTGGATTCTATGGGGTACGTTGCGGCCTTTAAGATATCTTTTTGTATCCTTCTTTGCGTCGAACAGATACACTTTCCCTGTTTCCCCTGATATACCTATTACATCTACGGGGCCGAACCCTGCGGGAGGTATGAATACATAGAAACCACGCCGCATTAAATATTCTGCAAGGATCGTTTCACAAATTTGTCCCTCTAGGTGTCGTTTATCCATATATAGAAGACCCCCCCTTTGGAGTCCCAAACTTCTTGTGAAAACTTTTTATTTTTGATATATGTTGCACAACGGTTAATTACCTGCGGAAAAAATTAATGACTTTAGTTATAGAACCTGAATTGGGAGTTCCTTTTTCCCCGGACATCCCTTATGTAGATCTGCGGGAGCGAGCTGAAGCTGCTTGCAACACGGCTTCTAAATTATCTGAACACGGGTTGGACATAAAACCTACCAAGGAAGATAAAGATATAGCGGCTAAGTTAGCTGTAGCTTACGCAGATAACCCCGAAAAAGTCTCTAAAAAAGTTTCAGCAAAAAAAGCAGCTACTTTAACCCCTGCATCCTTGCTTATGACAAACAGTATTCTGCAGGAGTTTGGCCGGTCGGTTGTAGAGAGTGCCATACAGATACGGCATATGGTCACAAACAAGCTTGTTCTTGAAACGGATAACCCTGACCCCCGTGTACGTATCCGGGCCTTGGAGCTGTTGGGAAAAATTTCCGATGTAGGTCTGTTTGCAGAAAAGTCCGAGGTCACTATAACACATCAGTCGGCGGATGATTTGCGGGACAAGTTGAGATCCAAGCTGGCAAAACTTGTAAACCCCAAGGAGGAAGACGAAGTTATTGTTATAGACGGTGAAGCAACGGATATTGATACTGCTCTTGAATTAAAAGAACCTTCTGATGCCGGATAGCATGATACTGGGAGAGAGTATTTCAAGGGAGGATGTTCAGCATATGTTGAACAACCTTGATAAGTTTTCTTCGGAAGAGCTGTCAGAGATTGATACCCTTGTAGATGAACTTTCTATCAGACACCGTAATAAGGAAGTACGCGATGACCTGCTGGAATTTTGTAAATACATGCAGTCGGATTACAAGGTAGGCAAACATCATAGTATTCTCGGTAATATGCTCATGGATATAGAGCGCGGGGGCAAGGATCGTATCTGTGTTAACATCCCTCCGCGGCATGGCAAGTCGCAATTGGTGTCTATTATGTTCCCTGCATGGTATTTAGGGAGGAATCCGGGCAAAAAAGTGATGATGGTGTCCCATACGACTGACTTGGCGGTGGATTTTGGCCGTAAAGTACGTAATTTAATTGCAACAGACGCCTATAAGACCATTTTTCCTACCGTTTCGCTCGCAGTTGACTCAAAATCTGCCGGTAGATGGAATACAAGCGTTGGTGGGGAGTATTATGCGTGCGGTATAGGGGCATCTATCGCGGGTCGTGGTGCAGATTTGCTGTTGATTGATGATCCGCACTCGGAACAGGACGTTATTAATGGTAATTTCGGGGTTTTCGAGAAAGCTTATGAATGGTTTACCTATGGTGCCCGTACCCGTCTTATGCCGGGGGGTAGTGTGGCGATTATCCAGACCAGATGGCATATGGATGACCTGACTGGACGTGTTGTTGCCGATATGTCCCAGAATACCAAGGCTGACCAGTATGAAATAGTGGAATTTCCTGCTATACTGGAGGTACCGGATAAAAAAGGCCCCGATTATGTACAAAAACCGTTATGGCCTGAGTTTTTTGATCTGGACGCACTGCTTCGTACCAAGGCTTCGATGCCTACATTCCAATGGAATGCCCAGTACCAGCAGGAACCTACGGCTGAAGAAGCTTCTATTGTAAAAAGGGAATGGTGGCAGTCGTGGGGGGATAAGGAAGCGCCGTTGTGTGAGTATATTATAATGTCTCTGGATGCAGCGGCGGAATCACATAACCGGGCTGACTTTACGGCGCTTACTACATGGGGTGTTTTTTTAAATGAAGATACAGATGCCTATAATATTATCCTGTTGAATAGTATTAAAAAGCGTCTGGAGTTTCCTGAACTAAAAGAATTGGCTATGGAAGAATATTCAACATGGGAACCGGACTCTTTTATTGTGGAGAAAAAGAACTCCGGTACAGCTTTGTATCAGGAGATGCGTAGGATGGGTCTGCCTGTACAGGAATATACCCCGCATAGAGGATCAGGTGATAAACTTGCACGGTTAAATTCTGTTTCCGATATTGTGTCATCAAGTTTAGTATGGGTACCGGCTACACGTTGGGCGGAAGAACTTGTAGAAGAGATTGCAGGGTTTCCGTTTATGAGTCATGATGATCTGGTTGATTCCACAGTTATGGCTCTTATGAGATTCCGGCAAGGTGGGTTTATCAAATTACCTTCTGACGAACCGGAGCCAATACGGTATTTCAAGCAACGTAACGGTGGGTATTATTAGTAATGGTGTTGATATGGAATGGTTGATTCAAACTCTTGGAGCTAAGTTGTGCTGCATCATAAGTTCCTCAGTGGGCGGCTCAGTGAACGTTCTTGTTAAGAGGCAGTTTGACTGGATGGGTCTTAAAGGTGTCGGCATTGCAATTATTGTCGGTATTATCGCAGCGGAGTGGTTTATTCCGCCTATTATGAAGCATTGGGAACTGGATATGACATGGGGGCCAGCTATGGCTTTTGTTATCGGTTATTGCGGGATTCGTTTATTACCGGCAATCGAGAACCGTCTAAAGAAAGTAATCAAAGATGGCTGAACGTAAAAATTCAGTATCTAAGCATGAACAGGCACGTGCGGCTCTTAGAAAGAGTGCAGAAATAGATGAATTGCTTCGACAGAGTATCCAACTTGGGGATACCGAGTATGTGGCAGGTATACCTTTGGAGGGTAATTTTATTTCGCAATTAGGGATTGAAGATACTCAACGAAGAGCAGACAAAAAAGGGCCATTGGGTCTTTCTGAATATATACATCATATTATGAGAACTAATACAGGCGAAATAATTAACCCAGTTCCAGAAGAAAGGCTATATGGCACCGGGGTTCGAGGGCGATATTTCCCCACAGAAAATCCTCCCCACGTGGCCGGTCATATGTATATTAATACTACAGATATAGCCGACAAGTTTGGTCCCACTACATTAACTGGGCGACTTGCAAAAGATCAGGCAGCATTGGAGGCACCTCTGAGTGGTAATCCAGTTGTGGCACATGAACTCGGGCATACCGGATTGAATGCATTACGATATTCTCATCCTGATTTGATAGCAAAGGGGAGAAAGTTAAAGTTATCGGAGGAAGATATTTTAGAGGTTATAGATGCGCAGAAGAATTATATAGGTAAAAAATTCCCTGAAAGATTACTCTCAGGGGTAAAAAATAAGGCCGCACGAATTAATCTAGTTGATGAGGCTATGAATCCAACCAATATAAGAATGGCTAAGGCTTTGGCATCTGGGCCAGAGAATAAAGGTGTATGGGGGTCATTTATTTCTTTATTTAAAGAGGCTTCTGAAAAGAGAAAAAAAGGGGAAAAATTATCTTCTCGTGAACAGGCGATAGTTGATTATATAAGACGTTTACAAAAAGCTGCTCGTGCAGAGCAACTCAGGAAAAGGGCTAAATCATGGCAATAGAAAAAGCATTAACTCCTCTACCTGATATGGTTGGTGAAGAAGCCGTCGGGGAAGAGCTTGAGATTGAAATTGTTAATCCTGATATGGTTACTCTTGATGATGGTAGTGTTGAAGTAACGCTTATCCCCGGTGAGGACACCAAGGATGGTTCTTTTGAAGATAATATTGCTGACACCTTAGAAGAAACTGAATTACAGAACCTCGCTAATGAAGTTATAGGACTAGTTGATGCCGATGTCGATTCCCGCAAGGATTGGGCTGATACTTTTGTTAAAGGACTTGATGTTCTCGGGTTTAAATATGAAGAACGGACAGATCCGTGGGATGGCGCGTGTGGGGTGTATTCTACTATCCTTGCTGAAGCGGCTATTCGTTTTCAAGCGGAGACAATGAGTGAAACTTTTCCTGCTTCCGGGCCGGTGAAATGTAAAATACTCGGGGAAGAAACCAAGGAGAAGGAAGAAGCGGCTGATCGTGTCAAGGCGGATATGAATTATGAGTTAACGGAACGTATGGTTGAATACCGTCCGGAACATGAGCGTATGCTTTATAGTTTAGGTCTTGCGGGGTCTGCTTTCAAGAAAGTTTATTTTGATCCTACTATAGATCGTCAAATCGCTGTTTATGTTCCTGCTGAAGATGTCATTGTACCTTACGGCGCGTCTCATATAGAGAGTGCGGAACGTGTTACACACATTATGCGTAAGACTAAGAATGATCTGAAAAAACTTCAGGTAAACGGGTTTTACCGGGATATAGAACTTGATGACCCGCAACCTTTTCATACGGATATAGAAGAACGTAAAGCAGAAGAGGGGGGTTTTTCCGTAACGGATGATGATCGTTATGCAATATATGAAATACATGCTGACTTAATTATTGAAGGAATTGATGATTCTGAGGAAGAGATAGCAAAACCGTATGTAGTTACTATAGAACGTGGTACTTCCGAGGTGTTGGCTATACGTCGAAACTGGAATCCTGATGACCCCCTTATGTTAAAGCGTCAGCATTTTGTACATTATGTATATGTACCGGGGTTCGGATTTTATGGTTTGGGCCTTATTCATATTATAGGAGGTTATGCTAAGGCTGGAACGAGCCTTATTCGCCAGCTTGTCGATGCTGGCACTCTGTCGAATTTACCGGGGGGTATAAAAGCCCGTGGTCTCAGAATAAAAGGGGATGATACTCCGATAGAGCCGGGGGAATGGCGTGATGTAGATGTGCCGTCAGGGAGTATACGTGATAATATTTTACCCCTCCCGTATAAAGAACCGAGTCAAACACTTCTGGCGTTGCTTAATCAAATCACGACTGAAGGGCGTCGTCTCGGGGCTATCAGTGATATGAACATTTCTGATATGTCGGCCAATGCTCCTGTGGGTACAACATTGGCATTACTTGAACGTACTCTTAAACCTATGGCCGCAGTACAGGCCCGTGTTCATTACGCGATGAAACAGGAGTTCAAACTTCTTAAAGCAATAATGGCCGAATATGCGTCTGAAAAATATGATTACGAGCCGCTTCGCGGGGAAGTATGTGCGCGGAAAGAAGATTACGAGACTACCGATGTAATTCCTGTAAGTGATCCTAATAGTTCTACTATGGCGCAGCGGGTTGTACAGTATCAGGCTGTGCTCCAGATGGCTCAATCTGCACCCCAGATATATAACCTGCCCCAATTACATAGGCAGATGATAGAAGTATTAGGTATCAAGAACGCAGATAAACTTGTTCCCACAAAAGATGATATAGTTCCCACAGATCCTGTGAGCGAAAATATGAATGCGCTTATTGGAAAACCGATGAAAGCATTTATATATCAGGATCAAGATGCTCATATCGGAGCACATATGGCGTTTATGCAGGACCCGCAAGTTGCCCAGTTGATAGGACAGAATCCACAGGCGCAACAGATCATGACATCATTGCAAGCACATATCGCAGAGCATTTGGGATTTAATTACCGTAAACAGATCGAAGAGAAACTTGGTGTTCCGCTTCCACCACCAGATCAGCAATTATCTGAAGAAGTTGAAGTTAATCTTGCACGACTTGTTGCAGATGCAGGTAAACAACTTACACAGGCACACCAGCAAGAGGCAGCGCAGAGAGAGGCAAAAC